GTACCTGCACTAGACGTAATAAAACCAGCTAAAGTACCACCAGCACCCCCACCACCACCACTATTACCCCCACCTGCACCGCCTCCAGCAGAAACAAGGTAATTAATAATGATTCCATAACTTAACAAATTAACCCAAGCAGTGCCATTGTACATTTCATAACAAGCTAAATCACTATTCCATCGTTGCATACCACGAATAGGTGAGCTAGGTCTTTGAGCTGTAGTACCAGTTGGTACTAGTATAGCACCGGTACCTGGAACAACAGTAATGTCACTGTTGTCTGCATACAGAATCTTCTCTCCAGGAGCAGTAACAAATACATCTTTAGTACCAGAAGTAAAGGTAACTAACGAGCCACTATTAGAAGAAGCCACTACTGTCGTACGGGATAGTGTAGTACCAGAAGAAGTATAAGTACCAATACCTACTTCCCAATTAGTACCACTTTGATCTGCAATACAGTAGTACGTTGTATTACTATTACCAACTGCAGCAAAGGATTGATACCCTGATACAGCACCAGCTAAGGTGACTGTACCGGTACCTGTTGTTGTAGTTGTTTCTCTGACTCTATTTAAAAGTTTAAATGTCATTTGTTAGGCCTCAAAGTAGAGATAAGGTTGTGTGTTGGAGTTAATAGACATATCACTATAAGCGTATGAACCACCAAGACCACCTGAAGTAACAGAATAAATAAATCCATATGGCTCTTGAATAATAGACTTGTTAGAAGCAGTAAAGCCTGTGACTGCCCATGCTCCATTTGATGCATTGGACTGTTCATTATTCATTATATACTGATGTGTTAAACCAATGTTTGTACCTGTTGTAGCAGTACTCATTACATAACCAAAGTAATAAGGCGATGAGTTTGGAGTTAAAGTAGTTGCAAAAGGCAACGACATAATCTTCCATTGGTTTTGGTTAAATGCTGATATAGCAGAAGATGCACTGGAGTACGTTTGGCTATTGGTGCCTTGCGACATAGTTATTCCCATGCTCAAGTTGCTTGAGGCTGAAATAATTAAAGCAAAGGATGAACTTCCTAGCAAACTAAAGGCAGTTGCGCCACCAGAAGTATTTTCTGCATAAATACCATAAGACAATGTTCTTGCGTTAGTCCATGCAGGGCTGGATGTAGAGTTATGAGAGAAAGACCATAACATTTCAATAGCCGTTACTGCCGCATAAGCAGGTGGAAGCACATGCATAAAATGTAAAGTATTTTGTGCAAAAGAAGTAGTGCTTGATGCCGCTAATTGGAATGGCGTCCAATCTGAAATAGTTACTGCTCCACCACTAGGTGCGGCAACAGAAATAGCCAATCCGTTACTATTCATAGTAATAGAAGCATTGGTTGCTGACGTACCTGTCCCAGCAAACTGCGTTGTGTTTGCAGAAGGAAAAGCCAATGCAGTGATTGCAGATGTATTACTTGAATATTGTAATTGACTTCTATTAGCCGTTAAATCAAATAACGATGATTGTGATGTTTGTAAGAATAAAGAACTTGCACTAGTAAAGTTTGGAATAGAAGCAGTCATAGTACCTGCAGATAAACCAAAGGATACTTGGTTGCTATTACTAAATATAACAGTACCTGATGTTTGTGTACCTGCAGAGTCTGCAATACCAACACCGTTGTATGTAGTACCACCACCACCGCCTGCTCCTCCAATAATACTAATGCTATTTGAGGATGATGAAAGCGTGATGTTTGCACCAGCTACAAAGTAAGATTGGTTTGGTGCGTTAAAGCTAATAGAGTTGCTAGACTGGCTAAGGGTTACATTGTTACCTCCTGCAAGTACCATAGTACCTGAAGAGAATGTAGTTAGCGTTCCTGCTGTATTACCAGATGCTGATATAACTTGACCGGCTCCACCGCCTCCGCCAGCACCAGCTGACAAAGCTAAGTTAAGTCCATTAGAGTTCATTGCAATAGTACCGCTAACGTTTGTACCAGCAAAGGTAGTTCCTGTTCCTGCAAACTTAGTAGTCGCAGAAGCAGCAAAGGCGTTGGAAGTAATATTAGATGTGTTGCTTGTTAGTTGATACAACGAAGCATTAGACGTAAACATGAAATTGCTTGATACCGAAGTATTCAAAGCATTTGAAGTTATTGCACTGGTATTACTTGTTAACTGATAGGCACCACCGTTAAAAGCTAAGCCATTAGAGTTAAGAGTAAACGTTGCATTTGTTGCAGACGTGCCTGTACCTGCCAATGAAGTGGAGGCATTAGAAAGCATTGCAGTAGTCAAGAACTGAGTACTGTTATATGATGCTGTAATAGTGTTACCGTTAACACCAAAGCTTATACCATTACTATTACTAAACACAGCAGTCCCAGAGGTCATCTGAGTTGTGCCTGCGGAGAGACCAGAGATAGCTGTTTGAGCTCCACCAGCGTTTGCTCCGGACAACGTAATGCTTTGTCCGTTTTGACTTAAGGTAATGTTGTTACCACCAAACAATAACATTGTTCCTGAACTTACAGTAGCTAAAGCTCCTGATGTGTTACCAGAGATAGCAGCAGCAATGCCACCACCCCCACCGGCTCCTGCGGATAAAGCTAACTGTAGACCATTTGAATTCATGGTCATTGAACCTAATACGTTTGTTCCTGAGAACGTTGTACCTACACCAGCAAACTTAGTAGTTGCTGATGCGGCAAAAGCATTACTTGTAATAGCACTTGTATTACTAGTTAATTGATAAAGACTATTGTTAGACGTTAAAGCAAATAAACTAGATTGTGAAGTGTTTAAAGCGTTTGCAGTAATCGCTGATGTGTTACTGCTAAACTGAAATAGGGTTGATTGTGAAGCAGGTAGTGCATTGCTTGTAATGGCACTTGTATTGCTTGACAATTGAAAGACTGACGACTGGGATACATTAACAAAGTTAGAGCCTGCATTTGATTGCATAGCTGTTGTTAAATATGCTCCAGTACTTTGATAGTTGGTCTGTACGGATGCAGTTAATACTGATCCATTCATTCCAAAGCTTACACCATTAGAATTACTAAATACTAATGTCCCGCTAGAGATACTACTACCACTAGCTGATAAGGCTACACCACCGGTACCCGAGGGTCCTGTTGGACCTGTGGGACCTTGAGGGCCTACCGCAACAACCGAGAAGGATGAAGCAGGTAAGTCTTGTAATACTATAACTGCATTGGATTGCGTGATGATTACTTGATCTGTCATGGCTGGGTGATCTCCGGACTAATTGTAACAGAACCTTCTAATAGGCGAGTTGCAACACCCCCACCAGAGGTTAATACTAAGTCATAAAGACCAGCTTTAATAGTTAATGCTAGGGTTAGGGTTGCAGTAGCTGTCACTACGATAGTTCCTGCAGACCCGCCCAAGACAATTGCACCATTAGACGTTGACAGATTTAAATCAATCTCACTAGTGGTATACGATTTCCGCACTTGCATGTGGGCCGTATAACCAGTAAGATTTATTAGAGTGCCTGTACTGTCTTTCCAAATAATAGAAAGAGTAAAGGTCGCAGCTTTTTCAATTGTGATATCATAAGTTGTTGCCGACATAATTTACTCTTTATTATTATTATTGTTTTACTAATTCAAGTGTGATAGTAAAGGATAAGGTTGCACTAGCGACCCACCCTTGGGTAGTCATAGTGATCTTACCAGTTTTACCAGTACCTGAGTTGTTTTGCAAACCACCATAGTAACGAGCGTCAATCTTACCACGTCCTACTAAGTTCCAAATACGAACTGGAGTAGTTGCATCCCAGAACAACTGAACGTCAAGGAGATCCTCAACGTCAAATATGATTCTGTCGATACGTAACTGGGAAGCTTTGACACCATTAATATCCATTGCGGACAATGTTGATGGATCAATTACCAACGTAGAACTTAAATCAGAAGTGTCTAAGACACCATCAATTTTAAGTACTACATGGCGGGGACCGTCAACTAGTGTCTGTACTGATGTTACGTTAGCCATATAAGCCTCCTATTAACGAGACATTTCTTGAGCAACAAGAACGTAGTCAGATGTAAGAGTATCAGTAGCGGTAGGAGTGATTTGAATAAATGGTGCTAACAAAACGTTAGTCAATGTTGTACCAGATGCACCAATAGTAGGAGCAGTGACACGAGCAACTAAGTAATCAGATAAATAAACAAGCAAGTCATTACCATCATAGTAAAAACCTACATCAATATATGTAGCTGCTACAGCAGTAGTAATACCAGTAACTAAAGTAGTTGCTGTTGAACCAACAGAAGATACTAAGTTAACTGAAGTACTTGCAGCTGCTTTGCTAAACCATAGACCATCAGTTGTGGCAGAACCATACTGAAGACCAAACTTAAATGCAACGTTACCAGCAACAGCAGATGCTTTAATACGTTGTGTATACCAAAACTTGTTACCAGAAATAAACTGGAACGTTGAAGCTGTTCTATACATTGATCCAGCAGTAGTAGTACCACTTGGAGTAAGTACAGCTGTACCACCAAGTTCGCTAGCAATAGCAAATGTAGCAGTACCTGTTAAGGTATATGAAGCTGTTTGACCTAAGTCAGTGTAATCGGTGGCATATACAAACACATCTTTACCAGCTGTAGAGCCAGTATGGAACGGATCTAGAAATGGAAAATCTCCAGTAACAGTTCCTTTAACTTGTGATGATAGGCCTTGTGTAAGGCGGGTAGGTGAACCCATAATATAAATTCCTTTGACGTTGAATGAACAACGCTCCGTAGAGCGTCATTGGAATGACAGAGAGGGGCCTCGTGAGCCCCTCCCTTAATTAGATCCTATTAAGGACCGTTTGAACCATAGATCGCACGTGGATCTGTCCAACCAAACGAATAACGTTCGTAACCTTTTGCTTTCGCATTCATGGTATCGAAATCATTATCTTGATCAAACTGTACACCAACACGCTCATAGTACTTCATACCATCACGTACGTTAGTTCTAATGAACCAAGCATGTGGGGATGTGAAGTAATGATTAACTACAGCACCACCTGGGAATACATTGTTTGCACGCAAGACGTTTAAGTCGTTGTTTGCATTTCCTGGTTGAGCTACAGTTTTGAGGATACGTCCAGCATTGTAAACTTCTTGACGAGCAATGTGTAAGCTCTTAGGCATTACATTGATCAAGAGGCCACGGTCATCCTGGAAGCCCATCAAAGCGATGGTTGCGTCTTCTAAAGATGCCTCAGACAAGTCAGCATCAACTGTTAACTTGTTTGCGAAAGTACCACCAGAAGTATTAGGGTGAGCTGTGGAGCAGAGAGCTACGCCATCGCCACCAGCATACTGGAGGTTACTACCGGTCGTGAATGCACGGTTGTAAATGTTAGCAGCAACGTTTTCTTTCGTTTGACGGAAAGACATTGCTAGTGCGCCTGAACGCTTTTTAGATACTTGCTCATACAAGTTATCGTCCAGTTCTTCTTTCGTTACAATGTAACCCAATGCATAAGCAATGTGTGTGTAACGAGTTGTGAAACCTTGGATTTCTGAATCGTATGTAGTACCAGCGCTTTCGGCTTTTTGTGGTACGAGTCCGAAGCCAGTTAACTGGACATCTTCTTCATAGTTTTGATGAGATGATTCTTTATCAAAGAGTGCAGAGAATTCTTCTGGATGCTCTTCGTATACTTGTCCCCACCAAGCTTTAATACCAGGCCATAGGGCCTTAGGATGGGTACCGGTTGTAATTACGCCTGCCATGTTCTTATTCCTTTAATTAATTATTAAGCAGTGCCTTGGGCTTGCTTGAATTGATGACGATTGAAGATGACTTGTACGTTAGCGTAAGCACCAGTAGAGTTATCCGGAGCTTGACGAACACCAAGAACTGTCAATGGTAGTGCCAAAGAACCAGAAGAACCTTGCGCCAATAAACTAGAAGCATTCAAGACAGTGCTTGATAATGGACTAGATTGTGACAATGTAGATGTTTGATCTGCTGTAATAGTCATACCAGCATTCTTACCTACATCAGCTGCAGCAATACCTGTAGCATCAGATTCAAGTTCAAAGATTGTATTAGGATCAGTTACTACTACTACATAACGCAAACCAGAAGATTTGCTTAAATAGATTTGAGCTAAATTTAGATTAGTACCTTGTAGTGAGACGCCAGAATCCGATGTACGGATACCAACAATTACACCAACAGGAATATCAGTTGTTGCTGCTTTTGATACGTATGCAATGCCATTTGTATCACTACCGCCTGCGAGCTTAACAACATCGCCAATAGCGTATGTGTTAGAACTGTCTGTAGCGATAGCGAACGTTTGACCTTGCTGATTCCAATTAGCACCGTTTAGGGTGCCTACTGGACTCAAGCCACGAGGGCTGTTAAAGTTTGCCATTTATAAAACTCCAATTAAGATTAATATTTATTACTGGTGCCGGTTTTAATACCTGCGTCATAGAAGCCGGTTGTGTCAACACTGTGACCACCCTGGCCTCGTTTGATCGATGCATCAGTTTTATTATTGCGATTTTGGATGTCAGCTTGATCTTCTTCCCACCAGTCTTGTTGGATCTTCATAAGGATCTGTTGAACTGGTTGGCCCATATCATTCTTACTTCCAATAATGCTTACTCTATCTCCCAGGTCTACGTTACGGTTTGTAACATTAGACGATGAATAACCTACCTCGTCAGGAGAAACGAATTCCCAACCTGCATCAAGTGCCGCTTGTACACGACCCGGTTCATCATTAAAGAAGTACAAGTGATATCCCGTAATGAGATTTCCTACTTGCAGTTTACCACGTGTCCCATTAAACGCACCACGATTGCGGCGACGTACTGGTTGCTCGTTAGACACTGTGGGTACTTCAACTTCTTTTGGTGTTTCCACAACAGTAGATTCTGTTGCTTGGGGTTTAGCAGTTGCCATTTCTTTCTCCATTATTTATTCAGACCAATCGTAAGATTCAATGTATTGTTCTTTGGTCATAAGTCCTTGCTTAACAAATCTATCACAGGCTGCTTTAGCTTCACCTGGTAGACCGTCATATGATCGTTTGCTCTTTGTTGGTCGGCCTGTGCCAGAAGCACCTACGCCATCCATTGGATTAGCTACCTTCTTCTTACCAAACTTTTCTGGTAAAACGGTTTGTAGTTCCTCGTCTAGCTTATCTAAAAAAGCCTTACCAACAAGGCTAGGGTTCTCTTTGCGAAGTGCTTCGCCAAGTCCATTTGCAATACCAGTTGAACGAACGTCATTACCAAACCAATCATTCTTGTCTAACCAAGACTGTAGCTCTGGGGCTACTTGTTGTGTTTGTTCAGGCTCAGGGATAGGAGCTTTAGCAAGAGCACGGGTCTCTTGTAATTCCTCTTTAAGACTATCACTAGCTTCTTCTAAATCAATTACACGATCACCATCACCAGAGGTAATAGCTTCTTTGCGTAACGTTTTAAGTTGTACTAGTTGTGTCTCTAAGTCTTTAGCCTTACGTTCGTATTGTTCCTTTTGGAACTTCTGAAACTCTTTTGCTGTCGTACGAGCCTCTTCGGCAATCTTACGAGCTTCATGTAGTTCTTTAAGAAGCTTCTCATTGTTCTTACGAACGATAGGAAGGATCTCACGACCACGTTTAACAAAGGTCTCAGCATCAACCCAGTCTCTTTCATTACCACGAAACTCATCTTGACTTACCCAACCTTGTGAGCGGGCTTCTGTCTCATGATTCTCTTGTGGTGCTTCAGGTGCTGCGGTTGCTTCTGTCTGCTGCAAATTCTCTTCGCTCATTACTTGATTCCTTTTAATAAGTGCGGATCAACTAGATCCATATCTGGGTCTAACACACCCGTTACATCGTCATCATTAATCATACGATATGAGTGTTTATCTTTACCTACGTACATCAGTCCTGCATACTTAGCCATAATGATCTTATCACCTGGTTTAATAGGTTTGTCTTTATAGCCAGGAAAAGCTTCTTCGCCGATGGCGATTACCTCACCTGTTGTATTACCTAACTGTTCACGTTCACTCATCCCTTCTGTTGAGATGATGATACCGCTCTGTGTCTGATTAACCACAATAAGTGGTTTGACTAAGACACGATTTAATATAGGGGTAATCCCAGTATAGTTACTCATCTCGATTCTCTCTCAGTGATTCCATTAAGTCTTCATATGACATTGTAAGTATTAAACGAGTAGCTGCAGCACGGCCACGGATCTCTGAATCGTTTTCCGTTCCTGCTAACAGCATCTCTTTTAAGTACTCACGATCATTATATAAAGCCTTCATAACGGCTACTGTAACTGGATGTTGCTTCCAGTCATTATACTCTGGCTGTGTTACTACTATCAATTGTTATTCCTCGCTGGGTTCTTTATCTTCTTTTTCAAGCTCACTCATTTTCATAAGTAGTTCAATTGACTTGAGCATACCATCTTGCTTAGTCCTTGCCATAGCAATCTCAGAGTTGAGAGTTGCTAACTCATGTCCAGAACGAACATTACCTGCTTGTTCCATCGCAAGGATAGCTTCAGCTTCTAACTTATGAATCTTAGCTTGATTGAGCTCTGCCTCTTTCATCATCTCTAACATACCCAACTTAAACTTAAGTTGTTGGTCTGCTTGTTTAGATTGTAAACGCATCTGCTCGATTTGCACTTTAGGATCTGGTTGTGGCGGTATTGCGTTAGGACCTTTTGGATCTGGCAATATCGTATCAACGTTAGGTACCCGCATTGCTTTAAGGTACATCTTCTTGACTTCATACATATTCATATCAGGTCCAGCAATCTGTAGGATAGCTTGGGCTTGTTGAATACGCTGTGCGTCAGAGATAATGTTTGGATCTGCTGCAGGTCTAATGTCTGATTCAGAACCTTTGTAGTCATCAACAAAGATGTTGAAGTCACCTAGGTCTGAAAGAAACTCAGAGTCTTCAGCCATGTATAACTGATTTAATCTATATAGCTTTTGGAATTCTTGTTTAAGGCTTCTGTAGGTACGTTTAAAGATACCTGAGAAGATTTTCATCCCTTGTTCAGCCATAGTCCTTGTTGTCTCAGCTGCCGTATTCTGTCCAGGATTCTGCCCTGAAAGGATATCAACTGAACCACCAATACGTTCTCCGTAGTTAATAAGCATACCAAGGAGGGTATACATAACCTGAGAAGGTTCACGCACTGGCAAAGGAACAATACCTTTACGTAAATCATCGCCTGTAGTATCAACGTGTTTCCATTCTAATGGTGCAAAGTTAGAGTTACCGCCTCTGATCTTAATGCCTCGTGATAGGAAGCCCCCGGCTGTATTAGCCATCGTACCAGCGTCAACCAATTGGTTAATGATTGTATCAATGCTTTCATTAAGTGGTCCTAGTAGTACTCCAAATCCTAAGTCATAGAAACCGCCATCAGGTGAAGGTATGAAAGGAAACTTAGTAAAGTACTGTTCAGGTTTAATGTAAAGTACTTTGTCGTTCTTACCATACTCAATCGATTCCATAAAGAATCTAGCAACAATACGTACGACTTGTTGGTTACTACGATTCACCCATACAATGTAGGGTTCAGCGTAACCGTCACCATCAAAGTCAATAAAGCGATGTTGTTCTAAGACTTCATAAGGTGTAGTAGGATCCACTGACTGTGGGGCATCCACACCTTGAGCTTTGTTCTTTGCTTTACGAAGATCAGACTCCTGGATCGCAGGAGTAGTCTTTTCATGTAATTCAGAGAACAACCCACGAGCTACTCGCTCATAGATTTCATTCTTTGTCATGTATTGTACATGAGTAACTCTTGTAGACGTCTCTAGACTTTTGGTCCAATAGTTAACTACAAGGTCTTGAGCCAGAATGTATTCTGACTTAGGACGTTTCATAACGGGATGGAAGTAAGTCTTCTTAAAGGCACAGCCAACAATAGGCTGAGTAATAAGAACCCTATCCATCTCTTCTTCCCAGCCTTCATCCTGTTCAAGGATTTGGTAGGACATGTGAGCACCAACTCTATCCGCACGGGCTTCTTTACGTCCGTCAGTATCGTTGCCTATTACCCGGCATTTAACCGGCTCGTCACCGTCCACCAAAACTGGATAGCTGCGTGCATGGTATTGCAAAGCAGCGATTGTAATAAGAGGAAACTTAATGTTGCTAGACCCTGGCCATGGGAATGACTTAGCCTCAGCAACTTGCAAAGCAAGCTTCATTGAGATCTCTGTCTTCTTTTCCCAGGCAGACCTAGATCTTAAGTCTGTTTCAAACTCGTGCACTACGTCGTGACCTATCTTCTTGAGATCCTGCTCATCAAGCAGTTCTGCAATGTTTGGACACGCAACTAAGTCTTGGAGCTTATGTTTTGAAAGTTCTGTCATTTAGTAACCTGTAACTAAAGATCGACCTTGTTGATCGTATCCTGATTCATGTAGTGACTCCCGATACTCATCTTCATCCATCTCGTCTCGAGTAGGGGCTTCAATAAGTTTATCAAGCATCATTCCAAGATAGGCTAAGCAGTCTACTTGGTCATCGTGTTTGTCTCTGGGGAACCGTAGGCACTCATCTTCAAGTGTCTGGTACCAGTCCGCCTTGTTATCAAACTTAACACCCTTCGCTCTCATACGGGCCTGTATGGACCGTGCTCGGGCTATCTTATCCTTACCACCGTGCTTAAGCGGTAGTATGTTTGCAAAGGTATTAGTCTTGAACATCTCTTCCCGTAGGAAAGGACCAATGGACTTAGAGACCTGCATATCCTCAATGCCAAAGGCTTCAGGAGTATACAGTCGTTGTAAGGCAATAATTGTATCTACAATCTCTTGACCATCCAGCCGTTGCCGGATTACATCTAGGATATGTAGTCGTTTGTTTTCATCTACACCCGCAACCATAAAGACGCTATAGTCAGCCTGTTGAGATTGACTAATAGCCAAGTCAGCAGTAATGTAGTAATGTACTTTAGCTTTACGTTCTTCATCTGTAAGGGGAACAAAGTCTGTCTTCTTAAAGTAAGCGTTCATTTCGTCCAAAGGGACATTGAGGTACTCTTGGGAATATACGTCAGGCATACCCATACGGATATACTCCTCACGCAATGACTTAAGCTCCTCAGCACTCTTCTTCTCTGGCCACAGGATCAGACTAAAGTCTGGGTTATGGGCTTTATACTTAACTGATTTCCAAAGGCTACGCCCTAGGCTATACGTCTTTAAACCCTCTGTCACCGTCTTCTTGTCCCCCTCTCGGGGCATAAGAGATTCTAAAAGAGAGTCCATATGAAGAATAGTACCCACCATCCTAATGATACCATTATCAGACCGGCAAGGAAGTAATGCACCATAAAACCATCTCCTCATCTTCGTACGTCGTTCTTTATTAACCACAGCCTCGTCGTTCTCCATATCATCACACAGGATAATATCAGGACGAGAGCCGTTCCATAGCAGTCCACGAAGCTTCTGTTCCGCTCCCTTGGCGATGATCCGGAACTTGTGGCCATCTTCCAATTCTACAATAATATCTGTTTCAGTCTCTTTAAGGAACTGAACCAATCCTTTTTCATTTCTCTTGATCCCGAACATAGAGATCAGATCGTCGTTCTCTTGTAGCTGCTGTTTGATTGCTCCTAGGAACAAAGCAGACTGAGATTCAGTATCTGATACCAGAAGCATAAACTTCCGTTCTCGGAACAAGAGCGTAGCCAATCCGTATCCCATCGTTACTGCAGTAGATTTCGCATGACCCCGTGGGGCGGATATAGCTACAAACTTGTCTTGTGAGCAACATAGATCCCACCACTCCTTGTGACACTCGGGGGTGGAGACTGCGTCGCCTAGGTTAGCTGAAAGGACAGATCCCATAAGACCATAGATAACTTCTTTAGTTACCAGCATCGTCTAGGTCCACGTCAATCACTTCACCTTTGTTTAATTCTCGTCGAAGGTCACCCTTGCTCATACTTGCAAACTCCGCAAATTTCTTAGCTAAGTAGTCAAGCTGACTGACCGTATCTACCTTCTCAGTACGTTGAGTAGGCTTACCGTTTAGAAGGTTCCGCTTATCGATCATGTCGACAGCTACCTTGTGGGCATCTTTAAGGTTAACAGGTTTACGGAAGATCTCACCAGTCTTCTGGTTAAATCCAAAGTCTCCGTTCTCAAGGCGGTCGCTGACCGTCTCTATAGACTTATCAATGATCTTGGCTATATCAGCGTTGATTGCATCGTCTCGTTCATCCTGTATCTGAACAACAAGCTCTTTCCACCATGGCTGGTATCTCCAGATGTGGAGGGTAGCCTTTGGTATGCCAGTGGCAGCAGCAGTCTTTGTCTCAGAGCCAGTAGCCAGGTAAGTCAATACAGCCTCAATCTTTTGGGATTGGGCCCAGTGCTTATTGGTTCCTTTGACAGCTCTACGACGCTTTGGAGCATTGCTCAACAAAGCAAGTGATGCTTTAGTGTTTTCCATACAAGATCCTTTTCTATTTACTATACATATATTATACCATACTTTTAACCAAAAGTCAATAGATAGACACAAATATAGTTTCTACAAAGAATGTATTGACAATTTACAAGAAGTATGATATACTTTATATTATTATATTATTATATTATTATATTATTATATTATTATATTATTATATTATTATATTATTGTTTTATTATATT